GATGGCTCCATCTGCATGAATATCTTCAACGATGATATAATCAACTGTAATAATATCACCATCTAATAGTTTAGTACCTAATGTACCGTCACCAAAATATATCTCAATGAATCCTTCTTCGTTTTCTTGAGTATAGTATACCTTCGATGTTGTTGTGATATTAGAAATATCTGTAGATAAAGAATAGGTAGAAGATGTTCCACCTGAGTTAACAGTAACAGTCATTCTTAATTTATCTACTCTTGAATTTGATAATACAAACTTTGAGTTTGCAATTTGTGAATCAAACACATACTGATCTTGAGCAAAAGTTCCTTGCACTAATTCAATATCGTTATATGTGAATGTTGTGTTGTCGATACTTGGTGTATAAGTTTCTGAGGTTACAAATTCGTAGTTAGTACCTTCATAGGTAGTTGTAAAGATTGTACCTCTCGGCATAATCATTGAAGTTAGTTCAGGGATTATACCATCTGCACCTTTAACATTTCTTAATTGCATAGTTGCAGTTGCAGTAGAAGCTTTCTCTGATGAAGGAACAAATCCTAAATCCTTTGCACGACTTACAACATTCTTTCTGATCTGTGCAGAATCTAAAAACAACTCAGAAGCTGCAATGTTAGTGTTTACTGCACCAACATGTGATGCATATGCAAGAAGGTCTATCAATATTGATAAGGTTGCACCTTCAAAGTTATAATCTTTAAATATAGTTTGACCTTTCAGATAATTTTTAAGGTTATCTGATATGTTATCAAAATCTAAATCAGTGACATTTATTTGTGAACTTTTTACTGCCATTATCGTGTCCTATTAACTGTTAATTGAAGCTCTTGGTTTGTTAAACCATTCTTAATGTTATAGAAAATGATTACATCCAAACTATTGTCTCTTGTATCAAATTTACATCTTACATTTTCAACTCTAGGTTCAAAATTTTCTATTGCTTCTGCTATATGTTTCTTTGCCCGTCTAACCTTTCTGTCAGTATCTAATTCGAACAATAGACCTCTGATATTTCCACCTAAACTGGGTTTAAAAGGTCTCTCGTAGTAATTGGTCATTACTATATTTCTTACTGCTCTTCGAACTGCATCTGAGTCCGATTTAGTTGCAACATCTCCTGTAATAGGGTGTGCAGTGAACAATAAATCCAAATCCTTATATGCATTTGGAGTTGCAACATTCTTTGACTTGGGTTTTACATAATCGACCATAATACTATTTATACATCCTAGTCAGGCTTCTTAGTCTTACCCGCCGAAGAACCTGAAGCAATTGTATGAGTATGAGATGAAAGTTTAGGTTTGTTACCTTTCTTAGTTTGTATCTCACCCTCTGCAACAATACCTTTGTCATTTGTTTGTTCTCCAGTCACATGAAGTGTTCCATCAATCGTTGTATTTGATATAATTTCTGTTGTGTTATTACCAGTGATTGTAATCTTACCTTCTGATAATACATCTGTTGTTCCTTTGAGGATATCTGCTTTTAGATTTCCTTCTGTAATCTCTGATGTAACATTTCCTTTCAACACTTTTAGATCGACATTACCTGTATCGATTGTAATATTTACATTACCGTGTCCTACTTGTAAGTCTGCATTTCCAGCGATATAAACTTTATCATCTTTCAGGATTGCAGTATAGTTGTTGTTTACTATTCTAGTAACTTCGGAACCATCTGCATGAATCTCATGGAATGTTCCTGATCTATGATGAATGTTAATTCTTTCTTTCTTCGGTGTGTCATCTATTTCTAATACATGACCTGACTCAGATTGAGTTACTTTATTATATGGATATACTGGTGCAGAATCTACATCAACAAAGTCTGATAGAATTTTTTGTGTTGCTGGGTGAACTATATCACCTTTTATTGTATGATCTAATACTGAACCTCTTGCAAGTGATGAGTAATCTGATTCATCAACATATAAAGGATAGTAAGGTAACATCTCCTCTGTAAGCTCTAACTCTTCTATAGTCGAACCTGTATTATCGTAATTTATTTTTAATTCTTTTGGAGTCTTTGGTGCAGTATCCATTGCAGTTGTAAGACCCCAACCTCTTCTTGAATCCTGAACTGGGTTCGGGCCATCGGGTGTGTCGTTATAATCTGCAACTGTTAATTTTCTCGGGTCATTAAATCCTTTATCTCCTGATCTAGTAATCAATGCATCTTCAACATCAATCTTATAACCATTTTGAGGTATACCCGCTGCACTCCCAAGAATGATTGGGTCTTGTTTTGCTTTATCTCTAAAGTATCCGAATACCGTAGACCCTTCTACGAGAGCATGACCTGTTCCTAATCCTGATAGAGCTGCAGAAGTTGTTGGAAGGATAACTTGACACCATGGTAGATCAGGTGTTGCAATTAAAAGTTTATCATCCGTATGTATCCCGTGTATACGCACGCGCACACGACCCACCTTTAATGGGTCTTGTCTGTCTTCAACTATTCCGTAAAAATATTCCATCATCCTCTACTATTGTGAAAGCTTCCTTTAGGTTCTTGTACTGCTGGAGGTGCCTCTTCTATTGGTGTTAATGTTTCTATCTTCTCTGCATAACTTTCTTTTACACATTCTAATGTAAGTATACCTTGTTTACTAGCTGGACTTGCTGACAATGATAAATCTGTTATAAGATATCTGTCATCATTTGCCTTATCGTATTTTGTACCCTCACCCATTGCCTCAGGTGTAGGAATACCAAACTTAATTATCATACCTACAGACAAGTCTGTCCTTAAAGGAATCTGTGCAGTGATTCTGTTTTGTCTCATGATCTCTCTTAATGCAATTCTTTGTAAAGTTCCACTATCATTTAATTTCTTAGGTTCAAATACTTCCTGTGCATCTAATGTCTCTGCATTATCAAAAGAATGTGATGTTGTATATCCTCTTGCAACCATTGACCCATACTCTTCGGTTGGATTAATATCAACATCAATCTCATCAACTGTCGGTGATACGGTTCTATCAATGATCTCTCCAGCTGTTAAAACTTTTTCCATCTCATCTACCATTATCATAGGATGTCCTGAAACATGTTGTCCTTTCTTTATGGAATCTTGAAGAGAGTAAATGTTTTCTTCTTCTACTTTCTTAATTGGGTCATACACTTTGAGAGTAGATGCATATGCACCACCTGATGTTGCTTGAAGTGTGTTAAACATTTGAGGTTTCTTGTATAGAATAAGAGCAGTGTTTAATCCTGACTCTGCATTGATGTCTTCTTTATCTGTATCTAGGGTTGTATTTCTAGGTGACATTGTAAATGCAATTGGAAACTCTGTACCCATCATTTTGTCTACACTCTGAAATCTGAATCCACCATTCATTGTTTGGTAGAAAAAGAAATCATTTTTAAATGCATGACTTTCTCCAGCTTGTGAATTAGTGATTAAGTAATCCATTAATTTTTCTATCGTCCAGTTAGGACATATAAATTGTTTATTATCAGGAGAAGTCTTTTCCCATGCATCAAACTCGTTCACTTTAAACTTACCTACATCTACTAATGCATTCTGTAATATTTGATCGTATCTGCCTCGAAGTGTTTGACTGAGTCTTTTTCTTCTTGCATAAAACATTCGTGGGTCACATATCTTAAGAACATATGATTGAGTCAACTCATCTATTCTATTGATATTTTCTATTGCATAGATTCTAAATGTTTTGTCTATCGAGAATTCCTTTTCGGCTTCTTCGTCAATACCTTCTTTCTGTCTGATAGATATACGGAGATATTCCTGTCCAGTCATCCTAAAGTTTTTAGGTAAGTTCAATCCATCTACCAAAGATATTTCACCAGTCAAGAATTTACTGAATATAGATTCATAGATTTTAAAATTAGATACTAAAGATTGTATATCTAAAGATTCCTGATACTGGTTGACTAGGGTGAATGATTCAATTTTGAATTCACCTGCTACATAGTTTGCACTCATGACTTCATTACTTTCTCAAACTGCTGTACCACTTTGTTGATAAGATTCGGTTTGATAATTTTAATTCTTCTTTTCTCTTCGTTCTTTTCGTACTCATCTTCCCAAACACTCTTGGAAAGATATCCATTTATAAAGTTATTACTTCTTATATCACCCTTATAATAATATGCAACACCATCTCTTCTCTCTATAATTGATGACGGCGTAAATGAATGGAATGTAGGACTCGCTGGTGTGTATACAAAAGTTCCTGTTGTTGTTAATGCAGTATTGAATCCTGACTGAATGTCTATTCCTAATCTATTGTGAGTTGGGTCTACCTCGATTACAACAGCTGATGAGTTAGTTGCAGTTACAGTTTCCCCAAGGTGAAACTTCTTATTTGCATTTACGATATCAGTAGAGTTTTCTGCAACTAGATAGTGTCCTCTTAACTTGTGATCTATGTATGACTGAAAAGACTGTTGATCTTTCCACCAATCATAATAGTTACTTAGATCATTCACCAAAAAGAAAGTCCAGTGTAGATCACCATTACCATATAGTTTAGTTGCAAGTACATCAGGACGATCACCTTCTTCTAATTCATGATAGGTGTAATCTATAATGGCGTCTCTTGCAGAAGAATCAACTGTTGCCTTACGGAAGAAGTCTTTGATAGTGATAATCTTACCACTATCCAACTTGTATTGCATCTCGGGAAAGTTTTTAAAATATTCTGTAGCCATTATCCATCACCTCCAAATATAGGGTCATCAAACCCTGAATTTGATTTATTATCTAGTATGCTTGGAGAACCGCTTGGATTGTCAACACCTTCTCCACCTCTCCATTTCTCAGAAGAAACTTTAGCATTGTAAACCTCTTGAGATAATATTTTGATTTCTTTGAATGATAGCTTTAATGTGGTTGAACCTGCGTATTGTTCGTCATCCGATGCACCAAGTAAGTATTCTGAGTTACCACCGAATGTCTCAACATCCATTTGAGTACATACCATAGGAAGGAAAGCTTCTACATTCTTTACAATAGGGCCTTCAAGAAAAACATCAAAAACATTTGGATAGTTTAAGAAGTTTTCGTTAGGTGAATCAGCCTCTAACGCAAATGTATCAGGTAACATTGCAAGTCTAAAGATGTTAATAATTTGTGTTACCTCTTCTGCCTCTGCTTCACTCTTAGGCATGAATGTAAAATCAAAAGAATGTTCTCTAAATGTTAATCCTTTTAATGTTTGTTCTTGCATAGGGTTTGCAGCCATACCTGATTTGAGGTTTTGTATTCCAGCCGTCATTGCATTTGCACCTGACTGAAAGGCAGATTGTGCAAAACTCTTAACTTCGGATATGAGTCCATCCATTCCAGCACCTTCACTGATTACATTGTTTGCCCCTCTTGCAGCTTGTCCAAAATTCTCTTCTACATATTCTACTTGAGTAGATTGGGATATGTCTTCGGGTAAAGGTAATGCAATCGAATATGAATTCTTTGCCAACATGTTTCCACCCGTTCTTGCTTTTCTATTACGAGTCTCAAACACTATGAAGTTATCGAAATCACCGTCCAGTGGATACTGTAGATCGTTTACTCCCTCTGATGGTCTTCCTTTTGCAAGTTTAGTTTTGTTTGCAGCTGATAAGTTGTCTTGTAGAGACGCTCTTCTCTTCTCTAATTTTCGTCTACTCTCTTCTGCTTGTTCTTGAAGTTTATCAACCTCTTCCGTGTTAACACCACCTTTATATCCAATACTTTGTATTTTGGATTTGATACCCTTTACGGATTTGATAGCTTGGGAAGCTTGGTTGACTTTGTCTAATAATTTGTTGATACTTGGCATATAAATATTCCTAACAATAAGGTCTTTATAATCTATTTATGTCATACAGTGGTAAGTTTAAACCGAAGAATTACAAAAAATATAAGGGTGACCCTACAAAGATATATTATCGCTCTCTTTGGGAAAGGAGATTCATGGTATACTGCGACAACAACCCGAATATTTTGGAATGGGGTAGTGAAGAAATCATCATTCCTTACCGTTCACCCGTAGATAAGAAGGTACATCGTTACTTTCCTGACTTCTATATCAAATATCGTAATACTTTAGGTGAATTAAAGAGAGAAATCATCGAGGTTAAACCAAAATCTCAATGTTCCCCACCAAAACAGCCTAAACGAGTCACTAAGAAATACAAACAAAAGGTTCTGACCTATATAATCAACCAAGCAAAGTTTAAAGCTGCTGGTGAATACTGTGACGACAGAAAAATGGGTTTCAGGATACTAACAGAAGACCATTTAGTCCCCAAAAAGAGTAAAAAATGAGTAAATTATTTGTATTTGACTTGGACGGAGTTCTTATTGACTCTTTATCCAACATGGAACATGCATGGGCATCCGTTAGGGTGAAACATGAGATCGATGTTCCCTTCGAAAAGTATAAAGCCCTAATAGGGAAACCATTTCCTGATATGATGAGGGAATTAGGCCTCCATGATAGGCATTTAGAGATATTTGACACCTATAAAACCCATTCAAGGCGATGTTTAGACAAAATTGAGTTGTATGACGATGTCTATGATACCTTAACTGAACTAAAAAGTCAAGGACATAAGATTGCACTCTGTACATCTAAGTCTAGAGAGACCGTTGCACTACTAGAACACAAACTACC